GTTTTCTTTGACGTTCAAAGAGAGCTGCACTCAAAGTGAGGGTGCCCATCTAAGTACGCGTACGGAAAACCGATAGTGCTATCCATGGTAGTACAGCCGAGCCTCGGCTTCTCTCTATTACTAGAGAGGGCCCTTGCATCATCGGTGGTGGTATTGGTAACTATGTTACCTCACGCTTCCAACTATCAAGTAGACCTAGAGGAGAATCTGTACAAAGTACCAGAGAAAATTCACTATCCCATACTAACTTAGTTTGATTATGAAACAGCTTGATTACACTTTAATAGTTTAATTACTATAATAAAAGCCTAGTCGAATTGTGCCATAAACCAAGTATCTTTTTTACGCTGCATAGCTGCAGTTTTAAAAATATCCTTAGCAAACTTCGCTACACTTTGGGTAACTTCAAGATTATTTCTATCAAAAATAATTTTATTAGGATCAGGGATCGTAACAACTTCTAAAAGTTGTCTCCAATCTCTTTTCGCAATAATTTTATCAGCTCTCTCACTCACCTTACCATACTCAGCCATAAGGCTTTGCCATGAAGGGTGATATGAAAGTGCAGGATAGACTTCTTCTTTGAAGCCGGTGTGGTCTACCAAATTCTCCACAAATAAACGATGCCATCTTTCATGCATTCCTACTAGGAATGCTTTAAGAGACTCGTTTCTTGCGATGATTTCTCGTGTAACAGTTCTTTCTAATAGCCAATCCAGATATTCTTTGGAATCGGTTGTACCGGTTCTTGGGAATGGATGTGATTCCTTATCATTTCTTTGAATTAATTCTAAGATCTGATCTTCGGAACCATATCTTATGTATTTCCATACAGCCGAAAACTCGGCTGTACGATTATACATAGATCTGGCATGTCTAATATTAAGTCCTGTCCGCACATAGAAATCATAAACAAGACCAGGCACGCTAGAGTAAACTTTAGCTGGCATACCTGAAATGATGTGATATATAAGAGGAATTAGTTGGTAGTATTTCCCTTTAGTGGACAATAGTCCTTTAAGAGGTAATGCACTAACTTCTACACCCTTATGTATCCATCTTTTTGCAAATTCATAAGTATCGTTTGATACATGTGTTTTATGCAAAGATATTCCAACACCTAAATCAGTCATGTTTTGAATGTATCTTTCGGAGACAGCTTTATTTGCAATAACAATATCATCTCCTAGTAACATATAATCGTTAAATGGAAGGGTCAAACCTTCACACTTAGCGCTATATTGTACAACGAAATGATGTGTTAATGCGAATATTGCCCAAGAAGAATATGCTCCCATTGGTTGACCAGTTTTGTAAAATACAGAACTTTTCTCCCAAGGAACGTAAACTTCTTGTCCGACAAGAACTTCTTTCCATGCCTGAGCCACTGATGTGCTAGATAGTTGACCAAAAAGAGCTACTTGTAGTTCTATTGGAAATCTATCAGTTGCAGCGGTTAAATCAATACTATAGTAAGGTCCTTCTTTGTTGATCATAAATGGGTTTTGATCGAAAGTTCTATCCTGTGGTATCATTCTCAATTGAGAAAGTGCCCAGTCATGAACTCCTTTCAAGCTCACTTGTGACCAATAATCGAATATACATATTATTCTTGCTTTACCTTCAGGGTCATTAACAATAGACAGTTTCCTTAAGGAAGCTGCCAGATGCGAATTTCCCGTTTTGAAGATTTGGCTAAGAGTATTTCTGTATCTAAGAGCAAGAGGTGCCCATTTGATTAGTGGTTTCATAATGTTTGGTATTTGATGGATAATTCTTCCATTAATAACCAAGTCATTAGGTTTCCCACCAGTCAAAGTTACCAAGTCATCCCCCAAATTTCTAAGAGCATAATCTGCTTGTAGAACTGAGGTTTGAGTTGCATGACCTATAGGTCCTGATTTATTAGAATTGTAAAGATCACTTAACGTGAATGTTGATTGAAATGGTTTGAAGTTGTATAATGCAACAAATTCAGGGATAAATTCCCTCATTTGGTGTGTTATAAACCCATTCCATTCATCAGTAATTGTAGAAAGATCTGGCGATTTGGTACCTGGTAAACATCTCGAGATATTAAGCAATGTTAATACAAAGCTTATACCCTGATTTGTTCCAAGTAAATCTGTTAAATAAGGAATTCCTGATGGAAGACCTTGTTTAGTTAGACCAACCGATCCCTGAGCTTCGAACAATGGCTTACCACAGATGTATCTTGTGATATGCAATCTCATGTTTTTAATATGGGCAATTGTCCATAGAAATCCACGAGTTGAATACCAGATACGAACCTGTAATAGCCAACATTCTGTTATGAGATTAGCAAATTTAATACTCGGGTACCACCATGCAATAGCCCAATGTAAAATTTTCATTGTGTTAAGCATATTAGTGGTTAATAAATGTGGTGAAATATTCAGCAAAGCACGTGGCCATTTTTGTAATTATTTCAATTACAGGTGACATGCTAAACGATTCAACGTTTATGTGAATAAGGTATACTAGCTTAAAGAATTAAACTAGCAAGGAGAGGCACCAACCTCTCATATGTCAGACTAAGTCTG